TCCCGATTGCGTCGAACATTTCGGTTCCGGCGTTTGCGTCGCTGATCGTGATGGATAAAACGACGGCAACGTATCTGCTCGAAGACAAGGCAATCATCGTCGCGACGGGTACGAACAACGCAATATCCTTCTCGGTAAGCTACGAACAGATCAGCTCGTAAGGGTTAGTCATGGCGATTCACGGGTATCCCGGCAACATTATCAGCGCGTCTTCGCCGCTGTACACGCCCGGCTTTGCGTCCGGCATTTGGAATCTTGGCTCGTGGCCTAGAGGGGTAACTGTTGTCCAGACCTTTACTGCGTCCGGTTTTTTCACCGTACCTGCGGGTGTGACGGCTGTAGATTATCTGGTGGTGGCGGGTGGCGGTGGTGGTGGTACAGGAGTTTCAGGTGCAGCGAATGGTGGCGGTGGTGGTGCTGGTGGTTTTAGAACTGGCAATGCTTTGCCTGTTACTCCAGGAGCGACTTATCAAATTACCATTGGCGCTGGAGGTGCTGCACAGACAAATGGAGATAATTCTGTATTTATCACAATAAATTCTGCTGGTGGTGGCAGAGGTGGTGGCGCAGTTCCTAATGGAGTTGGTGCTAACGGTGGTTCAGGTGGTGGTGGTGCTTTTACAACTTCCCCTTCGACTGGAAATGCTGGAGGTTCTGGAAACACTCCATCTACTTCTCCATCTCAAGGAAATAATGGAGGCGCTGGAGTAAGCGGATCTCCTTTTGGCGGCGGTGGCGGTGGTGGCTCCGGAGGCGCTGGAGCAAATGGATCAACAGGAAATGGTGGTTCTGCAACCATATCATCAATTAGCGGTTCAAGTGTTTATTACGCCGGTGGTGGTGGCGGCAGACTTGATACTCCTGCATCTCAAGGACTAGGAGGTGGTACATCAACCACTTCACAAAAAGGCGGTGCTGGAGATGGTGGCGCACCCGGTGGTGCAGGCACTGCAAATACCGGCGGTGGAGGTGGTGGCGGTTCTGGTCAACTTCCATCTGGTTCTAGTCCCGGCGGCGCAGGCGGCTCTGGCATTGTCATCCTACGCTACACAGCACCTAATCAGTCTATCTTTGTGTTCAACTCTACTGCCCAGTGGACTGCTCCTGTCGGCGTGACGAGCGTGGACTATCTGGTTGTTGCTGGTGGTGGCGGTGGTGGTTCATATTTTGGAGCAGGCGGCGGTGCTGGCGGATTTAGAACCGGAACTTCTTTTGCTGTTATAGGAGGAACTAATTACACCATTACTGTCGGTTCTGGTGGCGCTGGCGCTCCTGCATTAGATAACAGCAATGGCACCGTTGGAGGAAATTCCACATTTTCAACTATTACTTCGAATGGCGGAGGTTATGGTGGCGGGGGTACTGGAACCGCTGGTGGGAATGGCGGATCTGGAGGCGGCAGTTGTAAAACAACTGGCGGCATAGGAAATACTCCATTAACTTCACCGTCACAGGGAAATAATGGCGGAGCAGGTTCGTCAGGAACAAGCTTTGATAGAACAGGCGGTGGCGGCGGGGCGTCCGCCGTAGGAGGAAATGGTGTAAGCCCAAATGATGTTGGTGGCGCTGGCGGCGCAGGAACTGTATCTTCTATTAGCGGAAGCAGCGTAACGTATGCTGGCGGTGGCGGTGGATGTGGTGGAACTCCAGGACCTGGCGGAGCCGGTGGCGGTGGCAGTGGAGGTATTTACACTATTTCTACAGGAGCTACTGGAGCGGCAAATACCGGGGGTGGCGGTGGTGGCGGTGGCAATCCTGGCGGGGGCGGTAAAAGCGGCGGTTCCGGTATCGTCATCATCAAGTGCAATCAATAAGGTAAGACATGAGTGATTATCCCGGCAGAATAATGACGCGTGCGCCGGTCATACCGAGCACGACGCAGGCATCTGGCATCTGGACGCTACAGCAGGCATTACAGGCTATAAAAGCAGGCGTGTGGCCGGGCATACCTACCAACACGGTGGTGGTGTCTTTCACGGCCACGACTAACTGGACATGTCCTGACGGTGTTTCGCAGGTGGACTACCTTGTGGTGGCGGGCGGCGGAAGCGGCGGAAGTTCTGGCGGTTATGGCTGCGGTGGCGGAGGAGCTGGCGGATTTCGTGTTGGCACTGGACTTAGTGTTGTTGGCGGAACTACTTACACAGTAACCGTAGGCGCTGGTGGTGCTGCGCTTGCAGCAAACAATACTGGAAGTAACGGGGGCAATTCGATATTTGCAACCATCACTTCTGCTGGCGGCGGAGGCGGTGGCGCTGATTTGGGGCCGTCAGCCAGTAATGGTCAAAGTGGTGGTTCTGGAGGCGGTGGTTCCAGCGGTTCTGTTGGTGGAACGGGAAACACACCGCCTACAACGCCCTCACAAGGGAACAATGGCGGCAACGGGGTTGCTGGTCAAACTGGCGGCGGTGGCGGCGGAGCTGGTGCTGCTGGGCAAACTCCTAGCTCAAATAATGGCGGCAACGGTGGTAATGGAACCGCTTCTTCACTGAGCGGCAGCAGTGTTACTTACGCTGGTGGCGGTGGTGGTGGAGCTAGATTTGGAACAGTTGCGTCTGGAGGAGTAGGCGGCTCTGGCGGAGGTGGCAACGGTTCATCCAACCCTTCTCCGGGCGCGGTTGCAGGTACAGCTAATACCGGTGGTGGCGGCGGTGGTGCTTCGAGTTCCAATTCAACAGGCGCTTCTGGCGGCAGCGGTATTGTCATCATCAGATACCTAGCACCACAAACGGCTACGCTGGTGTTTTCAGGCACTGGCTCGTGGACATGTCCACCGGGCGTGACCAGCGTGGATTATCTGGTCGTGGCTGGTGGTGGTGGCGGCTCTACGGATGCTGTTAACGGGGTTGGTGCTGGCGGTGGTGGCGCTGGAGGATTTCGTACAGGCGCTGCGTTTGCAGTTACATCTGGAATTAATTACACAATAACTGTGGGTGCTGGTGGCGCAGCAGTTAGTGCTTCAAGAACGAGGGGTAACAACGGAGGCGCGTCTAGTTTTAGCACCATCACGTCTGCTGGTGGGGGCGGGGCTGGTGCTGTAACTGCTGGAGTAGATGGGTTTAGCGGCGGCAGTGGTGGCGGATCTGGATTTGGTGGCAACGGCGGAGCTGGAAATGTGCCAAACGTAAGCCCATCTCAAGGCAACAACGGCGGCAGCAACAATGGCGCAGCACCTAATTTTGGTGGCTCTGGTGGCGGTGGCGCAAGTCAAGTAGGAGGGTCTGCCAATAGCAGCACTGGGGCTAATGGTGGCAACGGATCTATATCGACCATTTCTGGCGTTTCTACAACTTATGCCGGTGGAGGTGGTGGTGGAACAACCGCTCCTGGTTCTGGTAGTCCTGGAGGTATTGGTGGCGCAGGTGGTGGTGGCAACGGCGGCCCTAGTGGACCTGCGGCTGCTTCGAATGGCATAGCTAACACCGGCGGCGGCGGAGGTGGCGGCGGAGCCTCTGGACCTGCTTTTGGAACTCCAAGTGGATCAGGCGGTTCAGGTATCGTTATCCTTAAACTAAACTCATAACAACTTATGGACAACAAAATTTACATGATGTACGGCATCGACACAGCTATGCACTTGCTGCGTCCGGGCGCACGATGGGAGATCACGAACAACTTCTTCTCGGTGTGGGAAGACCCACGCCCCTGCCCGACGATGAAAGAAGTGCATGACACGATGGAAAAGATCAAAGCCTTCGAGGACAGCATCAACACCATCTGGACTGAAGATCAGATTGCACAGATTACCGGCCAGCAGCGCGAGTACGACAAGGCGGTGAACGGATGAACGTCCATAACCTATTCCCGCTGCCAGTTGGGTTCTTCCGCCTCGGGCGTGACCTGACCAAGACCGAGCTGGACTTCCTGCTCGGCCAAGAGCGTTATGCCAATCAGGGAAACACCACGAGCGCCGACCGCAAGATCCTGAAGAACAAAGAGATGACAGACGTTCGTGACTTCATCGAAGACGCGATGCTGGAATACTTCAAGACGATTCATGACCCCAAAGGTGATGTTGCGCTGTACGTCACGCAGTCCTGGGCGAACTACACCGAGCCGGGTCAGTATCACCACAAGCACGCGCATCCGAACAGCTTTATCAGCGGTGTGTTCTACCCGCAGGCGGATCGGGAAGTGGACAAGATTTACTTTTACAAGAGCGGCTACGAGCGGATCAAAGTCCAGCCCGATTCATGGAATCACTGGAACTCGGAGAGCTGGTGGTTTGAGGTTGGGTCAGGGGATTTGGTTCTGTTCCCATCGCATCTTGAGCACATGGTTGAAACGAAGGTCGGCAACGAAACTCGGATCAGCATTGCGTTTAACACCTTTCTCAAGGGGCACATCGGTGTCGATGAGAGCTTAACTGGACTGGAATTAGGAGAAGACTGATGGCACATTTCGCGGAGCTTGGCCCCAATAACGAGGTACTGCGCGTTATCGTGGTCGACAACAGAGACACAGCCGACGCTAACGGCATCGAGAAGGAACACATCGGCGCAGCGTTCTGTGAGCGCCTGCTGGGTGGCCGCTGGGTGCAGACAAGCTACAACGGCAACAAGCGCAAGAACTACGCTGGTCAGGGCTACACCTTTGACGAGCAGCGTGATGCGTTTATCCCACCCAAGCCGTTTGCATCTTGGATGTTAGATGAGCAAACTTGTCAATGGAAGGCGCCGGTAGACATGCCGACGGACGGCCAGATGTACTCATGGGATGAGGCTACGACCTCATGGAAAGCACAAGAAGCCGCTTGAGGTGAATCATGGACGCTGAACTGCAAAAAGTAAAACTGGAAGCAGAGGTTGAGCTTGCCAAGTTGGAGGCTACTTCCCCTGCAAAAGAAGTGGCTGGCAAGGCTATCGGCAAGTTTGGTCTTGCATCTATCGTAATTATTGTAGTGATCGGCGTGCTTGCTAGTCTGTGGCTGGAAGAAAGCAAGATGGCTGCGGTCATGGGGCTTCTGGGCGCTTCGCTTACTGCGTTGATCTCAATGTTAAACAGCATTGCTGGGGCAACGCCAAAACAGGATAAGCCTGAGTTCGAGGTAATGAAGCAGTTGATTGACAAGCTAGACAAACTGGATCGTAAAGAGCCTTCAATGCAGGTTGACGTAGAGGATGGAAAAGTTACCGTCAAGCGTGGTGACGACAAGGTTATTGCGGAGACTAAATAATGATCCCGTTACTAGCCCCGATCCTGACCCAACTTGCGGGCGCAGGCTTGCAGAAGGTGGCTGACTCCGTGTTAGACAAGGGCTTGGAGCACGTTGAGGAAAAGCTCGGTATCAAGCTGGAGCCTAACGAGAACGGTGTGCTGGACGACGGCAAGCTAGCAGAGATACAGATGGCTGCTATGAAGCACGCAGAGTTCATGGCAGAGATTGATCTGAAGAACACGCAGGATGCGCGGGACATGCAGGAGAAGGCGATGGAGAACGCTGACCCTGTGGTGCGCCGGTTCGTCTATCTGTTTGCAGCGTTCTGGTCGGTGTTCGCAGTTAGCTACATCATTCTCATCACGGTCGCCAATATCCCGGAGAAGAACATCCGCTTCGTCGATACGGTTCTCGGCTTTATTCTTGGTACGGTGGTGGCTACCATCCTGAACTTCTTCTTTGGTTCTAGCCAGAGCAGCAAGGACAAGACCAAGGAGCTGATGAAGAAATGAAGCTCTCGCCGAATTTCACGTTAGAGGAAATGACGGTCAGCGACTATGCGGCACGGCACGAGCTAGACAACACTCCGCAGAACGAGCACCTGTTAAACCTGAAGCGCTTGGCGGCGTTCTTGGAATCGCTGCGAGCGCTGCTGGGTAAGCCAATCAGTATTAACTCTGCGTACCGCAGCCCGGAAGTCAACACGGCTATCAGAGGATCGAAGACAAGTCAGCATTGCCACGGTACAGCAGCAGATATTCGTGTGGCTGGGATGATCCCAGACCAAGTAGTCAAGCGTATCATTGCGTCAACGTTGCCATACGATCAGGTTATCCGTGAATTTTCAGATCCGGTGCGTGGTGGTGGATGGACGCATGTCAGCATCCCGAACGCGCCAGACGGCAAGCCTCGGAAGATGGCGCTTATCATCGACAAGAAGGGCACGCGCCCGTACAAGTCAGGTGGGTAAAAATGCCGTTACAGCTTTTACAATTTCGCCCTGGCATCAACCGTGAGGGCACAACGCTTGCAAACGAAGGCGGCTGGTACGAGTGCGACAAGATACGCTTCCGCTCGGGCTATCCGCAGAAGTTGGGTGGATGGCAGCCTATTACGCCCAACACTTACCTCGGCGTTGCCCGTGGGCTAATCAACTGGGTCACGCTCAAGGGTTATAACCTGCTGGGTGTTGGCACCAATCTGAAGTACTACATTGAGTCTGGTGGTGTCTACAACGACATCACGCCTGTCAGGGCTACGGCTACGTTAACAAACCCGTTCACCACGGTTAGCGGCTCCAAGACTGTCACGGTCACAGACGCAGATCACGGTGCGATTACCGGCGACTTCGTGACGTTTTCTGGCGCCACGGCAGTAGGTGGGTTGACGCTGAACGGTGAGTTCCAGATTACGTACGTCAGCAACAGCCAGTACACCATTCAATCTCCTACTGCTGCTTCATCGAGTGCGACCGGCGGCGGTACGGTTACGGCTACCTATCAGATCAATACGGGTCTTGCCGTCTACAGCTACGTCACAGGCTGGGGCACAGGCTTGTGGGGCGGCTTTGTCACAGGTGCGCAGCAGACTACATTGTCGGCATCGCTGAACTCCAGCAACACTAACATCGCTGTAGTGTCCACCACGGGGTTCTCGAACGCTACTGGCACGGTATTGATTGAGCAGGAGCTTGCCACCTATACCGGTAACACGGCGGTGCTGTTTACCGGAGTCACACGCGGAGCGAATGGCACGGTTGCAACCGCTCATGCAAACAGCACGGTGGTGTACAACGCCAATACATTTACAGGCTGGGGTCAGTCATCTGCCAGCAGCATTGGCTTGCAGTTGCGTCTGTGGTCGCAGGCAAACTTTGGTGAATATCTGATCATCAACCCACGTAATGGTCCGATGTACTTGTGGATACCGCAGTACACGGGCGCGAACGTGTTGCTGTTTAATGATCCAGCCAAGCTGCTATCGCCGACAGCGTCTGGCGTTTATCAGACTGATGCGGACTGCCCTGTAGTGGTGTCGCAAGTTATGGTGTCGGATGCCTCACGGTTTGTGATTGCTATGGGTGCCAACGATTATGGCAGTTCAGAGCAGAACCCGATGCTGATCCGCTGGTCAGATCAGGAAAGCTACAGCACTTGGACGCCTGCAATTACGAACCAGGCCGGTAGTTACCAGTTGTCTAGCGGATCTACTATCGTGACTGCGATTCAGACACGGCAGGAGATATTAGTCCTGACAGATGCGGCGGTATATTCCATGCAGTATCTGGGGCCACCGTATGTATGGGGCTTCAACATTCTGTCGAATAACATTTCGATCATCGGGCCGAATGCTATCGGTGCGGCAAACAACATTGTGTACTGGATGGGGCTAGACAAGTTCTACGTCTACACCGGTCGTGTGGAAACGTTGCCATGTGCGCTGCGCCAGTACGTGTACGGCGATATCAATCTGGAGCAGAGCTATCAGGTGTTCTGCGGCAGCAATGAGGGCTACAGCGAGATTTGGTGGTTCTACCCATCTGCTGACAGCACCGTGGTAAACCGGTACGTGATCTTCAATTATCTGGACAAGGTCTGGTACTACGGCACGTTGGATCGCAGCGCTTGGCTCGATAGCCCGTTGCGCAATTACCCGATGGCGGCTACCTACAATCACACTGTTGTGTTCCATGAGAACGGCAACAATGACGTTGAAGTCAACGGCACGGTAAATCCGATAGAGTCGTACATCCAGTCGTCCGACTTTGATATTGGCAACGGTCACAACTTTGGGT